CGTCTTAGTAGCAACACGACACCCACCGAAAGATTTATAAACAAAACCCTCCAACGTATTAATATGAACCAAGAACAAAACAAAAATAAACGAATAGGAATGTTAAAAGAATATTTATCTGACCTAGACGAGCAAATAAAAGCAATAGAAAATCAGCTCAACATTTTAAAAATTGATAGAAAAAAAACCCAAATAAGAATAATAATAGAAGAAAAGAGGAAATAAATAAAAAAATGTTATATTATAATAAATCAATTAACATTAAAAGTTTTAAGCAAAATAGATTAATAAATAATAAAATTAATTATAAAGAAATAAAAAAAAAATATATTTAGAAAACATGAAGAATTTAAAAAATTATCAGAATATTTAATAATGAAATTAAATGAAGATAATTCTCCAATAATACCTTGTTTAAAAGATAATAATAGAATAAATTCATATAAATCAATAATTTATATATTAAGTTCAATAAAAAATTTAATTAATTTATAAATTTAAATATTATTATATAGTAATATGTTTACAACGATTAAAAATAAAAAAAATAAAAATTATCAATCATTAAAAATTTCATGTAATGATGAGTCTCAAAATTGTATTTATATGAAATGTAGAGCAAATATAGTTGCATTATATGAACTTTTAAAAAGTGAAAATAAAAACGAAAATAAAAACTATCAATTAGAAATAAGAAAATTATATAAAAAATTAAATTCAAATATTCAATTATTTATTAAAGAAGCAGTTGAAAAAATATTTGAATCAGATGGTGCTATATTTCTAAATTATTGGGATCAAAGTGCTATAAATAATAATTTAAGAATAAAATCAAATATAGAGGATAAATTATTAGTAGATTATTTAAATTATGATATGATTAGTTTTTTTAGTTTAATAAGAAAAACTGATGTTTATTTTATAAAAGGAAAAAAATTAGGATCTGGTAGTTATGCTGATGTATTTGAAACATTAGAAAAAAATAAAGTAATAAGAGTAGCAACATTATCAACCAGTAATGATGATGGTGAAATAAAGGGTATAGAAAACTTTAAGACTTTATCATCAATATGTCCATATTCAGTACCACAACTTTTTGATTATGGAATTAAAGAAAATGAATTATTTATAATTATGGAAAAAGGATTAATTGAATTAAAGGAAATAATTAATATTGCAAAAAAAACAAAAAATAAATATTTAATTATTTTATTTTTAAATATATTAATTATTTGTGTTGAAAAAATAAAATGCTTACATGACAACAAGTATTTACATTGTGATATAAAACCAGAAAATATTATGATATTTGAAGGGACATTTTTTGATAAAGATATAGAAATTGAAGATAGTATCTTAAATTTATTAAAAGAAAATAATATTAAATTAGTAAAATATATAAAAATAAGATTTATAGATTTTGGTATATCATCTAAATATGATACAGTTAATGAATTAGTAGAAAATAGTGTATATAGAGGAACACCAAAATATATGTCAAAAAAAGTTTTAAGTGGTTATTATAATTATAGAGTTGATTTGTATGCTATAGCAAGAATATATCAAAAATTATTTACAATATTAAAAGATATTAATATAAATACAAAAAAAAGAAACATAAATTCTCCATCTAATAAAAATTATAAAAAATTTATTTTAAATACAAATCAAAAAAAAAATAATTTAAAAAATTTTACGACAAAAATAATACCAGATGAATATAATAATATTGAAGTTATTAATAGTGCTAAAAATAGAACACAATCATATGAACAAATGAAAGATTTATTAAAACAAGTAAAAAATTTATTTGTTTAAGTATTTATAATATTTTTTTATTTTTAAATCAATGTTTTAAATGTGCTAAGTTGTAAAACAAATTAAAAGTTTATTTTAAATAATATATATTAAAAGAAATAGTCGAATTAATAACACCTTGATTTCCAGTATTTTAAATAAGTTTCTTGATCTTCTTTTGTATTATAAATTTTAAATTCTCTATCTTTTTCTAATTTATCAAAGTATGATTTAGGAACTTTATATTTTGATAAAAATTGTTGATAAGTTTGATAATATTCTTTTTTATTAGACATATTATTATTTGAAATAATAAATGGTTGATTAAAAAAAACTGTTAAAATTTTATTCCATTCTTTAATATCTTTATATAATAATTTAATAAATATTTTATTATCTTTTTTTAAATAATTTAATTTTCTTTTAAAGTTAAATTCATTAAAAAAAGGTATTTTATAATTTTCAAAAGCCTCATTAATTGGATGATATTCTTCAAGTATATAAAAATATTTATTATTAAATTCATTTATTAATTGATCAATTGATTTAGATTTCCAATCAGGAATATCTTTATGAATATTTTGAAAAAAAGAAGATATTTTTCTTTCAATAGGATTTCTATAAACATCTATAATAATAACAAAAGATTTTTTAGAAGAATTATTGATACATTCATATAATTTATCTTCTTTAAATTGATTAATATAATCTAATTTTCCGTGAACTTTTAATGTTTTATAGCCTAATTTTTCAAAGGATGATTTTAAAGTGCTACTTCCACATTTTCCACCACATAAAATAAAAACATTATATAAATTAGTCATAATAATAAATAATATTAAAAAATAAATATTAATCAAAATAAAAAAATAAATAAACTAAATAAATTAATAAAATAAATTAAAAAAATTGATAATTAAGACTTTCATAACATTGTTGAATTTCATCAGTACATTTACAAGTAGATTTCACACCTATTATTTTACCATTAAACCCAATAGGATTATTTATAGTCATTTCACAATAATTTCCTTTTGTATAACCAATAAATAAAACTAGACTTTTCTTTTTTCCTTTTGAAAGCATTCGACTTGATGCAATAATACCTTTAATAACGTAATTAGTATCATTTTTAAAGTAATAGCAACCAGGAAAGAATTTATCACTTTTCATATCCCAATATCCGTAAGTTCTTAATTGTTCAATGGGTGTTAAAGTAAAAAATTTTTTCATTCTATTTTTAGAATAAACACTAACATCTTCTTTATTCATAAGAATATGATGATAATCTATTCCAACACATCTTGCTTCATAATAATGAACCCATTTTTTATAAGATGACTCACAATGATTTAAAGTAGCTTTCCAAAATTCCACGGGATAATGTGCTTTTGTATAAGCAAGTTGCCATACGAGTTGAGCATAAGAATAAGCATGAGATTTACAAAAACTATATTTTCTTAAATTCTTAAGTTTATTTAAAACATCTATTTTTAATTGATCATTTTCCATAGATAAATCAATAGCAACTTGAGCAATAGTATCTTTATCATCTTTAGCAAAAGCTCTTCGATATTTATCAGCTAAATCTTCTGTGCAACCTAAAGATTTACTTAATATATCAATAGCATCATCATCATAAACAAACATTCCTTCTAAATCTTCAACTTCGTCAAAATCTCTTGCATCTTTAGCTGCAGGACGAATAATAGACAAACAAATAGCAATTTCATCAACAGTTTTAGGTTTAATTTTCATGAATGATTTACGTATTAGTGGAGATTCTGCAAAAGTCAAACCAATATTATTTCCACTCATTAAAAGTTCTTTAGTTTTAGTATCTTCGTAGTGTTTTTCGAAGTCAATATTTTCAAAATCAAGTGTTTGATATAATTGTGCAAGGGCTCTACTTGATAAAATATCGATTTTAAATTGATTATTATTAGAAACGTCATGTTTATTAAGAATAATTTGAGAAAGTCCATTTTTATTGATGTCATCATGAAGTTGTTTAAGTTTTAATTCTTCAGGAACACCTTCAGGGTAATAAACAATACCACCGCAATGTAAAGAATAGCAACGAAAAGTTCCATCTAATTTATTTACGTTAATGTCAAATTGTTTTTTTTGTTTTTTATCTAGACTTTTAATAACATCTTGAATATCATATTTAGAAATAAAACCATTAATACCAATAGAACGTAATCCTTCACGTTTAGCAGATTTTTCATGATAATAAACATGATTACTTATTCGAGCAATTTTACCAGGCCATTTCATTTGTAATTTTAAAAATACTTCATCTCGCATATTATATGGAAAATCAAAATCAATATCAGGTAAGTTATTACGATAATTATTTAAAAATCTTGAAAATTTAATATTATATTTAATGGGATCTACATGACTTATACCAACTAGATAACAAAGTAAAGATGAACCACAAGAACCTCTTGTCACATGAGGAATATGTTTTGTCATTTTTAATATTTCTAATGCGCGCATAATATATCCAATAAGATGTTTAGAAGCAATCATATTTATTTCATGAGTTAAACGGTCTTGATAGATTTGTTCTTGAGGAATGGGACGAATAATAGAATTATATAAATCACTAATAGTATAATCGTTTTCGTTTTTATTATCTTTATCAGTATTATCACTAGTATTTACATGATTATTGATATTATTTTCTTTAAGTAGTTTAAGAGTATAAATGTTAAGTTTATCAGATAAAACACTTTTTTCACAATCATAACTCCATGGAAAAATATATTTAGGAATATCTAAATATTCATTCATTTTATCAATAATTTTAGTGGAACTTTTAGCTTTAATATCAATAATTAAACCGCATTTTTTAATATTTTGTTTATCTTTTCTTAAAACGCGACCAATACATTGAACAAATGTTTTACAATATCTATTTTGAACAAAGTCTAAAAAAATGGCACAATCTAAATTTTTAATATCGCTTCCTTCTCTGTGTTTTCCAGCACAAAAAAGTAAAGCATTTGATTCACATTTTTCAAATTCATCAAAATTATGAAATTTATTAATTTCTTTATTATTTTCCATACTTGTATCAATACTTACTAAATAATTATTAAAATATTTACTCCATAGTTGAGCATATTGAAGACATGATTTAATCATACCGCACCAAATAATTACTTTTTTATAAGGCATTTTATCAATCAAATATTTAACATTTAAAATAATTGTTTCTTGAGTAATATTTGTGTCTGATTTAAACCAATGAATAACAGGTTGTACAATAACGTCATCCATGAATGAATTATAAATGGAATAAGTAGTAAGTATATTATTAAAAGGTTGAAAATTGGTATTAGGAGTTGCGGAAAGACCAATAATTTTAATATTTTTAAATTTTTCTAAAATGAAGTCATAAAAGTCTCTTGTACTTTTATTCACAATAGTATGGCATTCGTCATGAATAATAAGGTCAATATTAATATTAATTTTTTTAAATTTATCGTTAGAAGTTAGAAATGAACGATTAATAATTGTTAAAGATGGTTTATTCCAAAAACGACTACTATTAACACTATTAAACCAATCTTGTTGTTTATGAGAGCTAAAATTTAAAATATGAAATTCTTTAAGTACATTTTCAAACCCTCTTTCTTTAAGAAGTTTATTTGAGAATTGTTCAATTAAAATGGATTTTCTTTCACAAATCCAGAATATATTAGGTATTTTTTGTAAATCTTTATATTTTTGATGAAAAGCCAATATAAGTTCTAAACCAATCCAAGATTTTCCTGTTCCAGTAGCGTGAAAATGAATTCCAGATTGAAAATCATTTTGAATGGATGTTTGAATGGCATGTATTTGATTTTTATTTAAATTCATATAAATATTTTTATTTTTTTTTGTTAAAAATTAGATATTATTTAATCTTTTATCATATATTATTGATAATATTTTTTTAAGTTATTATTTTATAAAAAATCAATTATTAAAAATTTTTTAAAAAATTTAAGTTCCATTAAGTTGTAATAAGAGACGTGCGCTAATTATTTTTTCATACCATTTATTTTCGTTTTCATTATATTTCCATAACATAATTTCGTCAGTTAATTCAGTTTCAAAGTAGATAGTACTAACAATAAACCATCCATAATTTTCTTCTATTTCATCAACATCTACTAAAACGCCATTTTGTAAGTAAGTATTACTAACAATAATTTTGATAATATCATCATAAAATTCATTTGTTTTAATATTTTGTTCAAGTTTATGTACAGTATTATTTTTTATTAAATTAAATATAGTAAAATTATTAGGAGTATGTATATAATCTCCCATAATAAATAACAATGTATATTATTTAAAATCAATTTTTTATTATAAAAACAATATACTATATACTATATACTATATAAAATATCAAATATAAAATAAAGGATATAAATGTTAATTATAGAATATGAAAATATAACATTTAAGGTTGGTAAAAATGCTAAAGAAAATTGGAAATTATTGGAAGAAAATCAGGAATATATATGGTTTCATTTGAATAGTTTTCCATCATGTTATGTAATATGTTGTGATGAAAATCCATCAAAAGAATTATTATTATATGGTGCACAATTATGTAAGTCAAATACAAAATATAGGAATTTAAAGAATGTAAAGGTAAATTATACTAAATTGAATAATTTAGAAAAGGCAAATGAAGAAGGAAGTGTATATATAAAATCGAATAGAAAGTTAGAAAGTATGATAATATAAGTATTTTTAATTAATTTTAATTATAATTTAACATTATTTATTTTTAAATTTAAAGAAGTAGTTTGTATTTCTTTATTATCAAAAAATATAGTTATATAAACATTAGGTGCGTCATCATAATGAATATCTTTAACAATACAATTATGTACATTTTTATAAATAAGTTGTTGATTTTTTTTTATTTTTTCATAAGTTATATAATAAACATAATTTTTATTTTCGTGTAATTCGTTTGATAAACTAAGTTCTTTTTTTAGAAAAATTTGAGGAATATTTGGGAAATAAGTATCACAATGAATATTACAATCTATTAATGTTAAGTATATTTTATCAATTAAGTTATTGTTAAAGAATGTTTGATAAATTTTATTTCCACCAATAACCCATTGTTTATCAAAATTTTTAGTTCTTAAATGATTTAATAAGGATGTAATGTCTTTAAAGGATTTAATTTCATAATTATTTTGAGTAGTATCAATTTGTAAAGAAGAAGATAAAATATAATTATGTCGATTGTTAAGGAATTTTGTACTAAGCCAAGTATTTTTACCCATAATAATGCAGTTATTACCATTACCAATTGTTAATTTTTTAAATCTTAATAAGTCGGATTTTAATTTCCAAGGTAATTGATTATTTAATCCTATTCCTTTATTATTAGAAGTAGCAACAATAGCATTAAAATTCATTATTATATAATAATATAATAATTTTATATATTGTTAATAAATATGGTAGAGCAGGTATTAAAATCTGATTTAATAAATAAGAATGAAACAAATAAAATAAATAAATTAAAAAAAAATATTGGAGAAATTGTTATTAATTCTACAAATAATCCAAGTAATGATAAATTTATGTATAAAATATATTATAGTGGTAATAAAAGTAATCATGGGGGTTTTGCTGATTTTTTTATAATAAAATTAAATAATAAAAGTTCATATAAGAATTCAAAATTAGGTTTAAGATTATTAAGTGAAGAAAAAAAAAGAGAAGAAATAACAAATAGTATTCAAGTACAATATAATTTAACAAAAAATAATCAATCATGTTCAGATTACATATGTAAATTATTTGATTATGGTAAAACATCTATAGGTGGTGAAGAATATTTTTATTCTTTGATGGAAAAAGGTTATGATTTAAATTATTTATATAATTATGTAAAATTTTTATATAAAAAAAAATATGTATTTTACAATAATAAAATTGAGTT